TTAGTCAAAAAGCTACATAACAATATACTTAAATCCAAATCTACAGCAACGAAACAGCAATACAGCCCAATTTGATAAAAAGAAAGCGTTTAGGTCATGCCTAAGCTAGTATATAACACTAAAGAACAACATACTATAAGATAACAGTAACAAAGCCTAAGCATTACATAACACTAAGCCCAATTCTAACAAAAAACAAGCTCTAACATACAATAATAGATTCCTTAACACCAATTAAGAAAAGAAAGAAATAGGGATAGACACTACTAATTCTGTCTTAGACTAGTTTTTATACTATAAGTTATATCTTGGGTTACTTTTTATAATTTTTTTTTAATTTTTTTTAGGGGGGTTTCAACCTATCTTCTTAAATACTTCTTAGCCTCTATAATAGTCTATGGTCAGCGAACTTACCCCGCAGGAGCAAGCCGCCTACGAGCTCCTTGTAACCAACCGAGTTAGCGCCACCGAAGCCTCAAGGCAGCTTGAAGACAAGGGCTTTAGCATGACCCCGCAGCAGCTTCGGAACTTCAAGAAAAACCTTTTTGACAAGATTCTTAAAGAAGACAGGGAAGAACGCCAAGCCGAGTACATGCTTGAATCCTTCGACCGCACCAAAATCGAGTTTGAAGAAGTTGTTACTCGCATCAAGGACTTGGCTGACAAATTCAAATTGGAAGGCGACTCGTGGAAAGAAGCCGCAGTGCTCAGGCAATGGCAAGACCTAGTAAGCACAGCCCTAAGGTGCCAGGGGCGCTTTGAAACCACCATGCTGAAAATACAAGCCAAGAACGTTAACATTCTTAGCCCGCCTGACCTGGCGCAGGCATTTAAGACCATGCAGGAAGCATGGTTTTCTAACATGGGTGCAGAGCTTGTTGACGGAAAGCTTGTTTTGTCAAATCCTTCTCCTGAAATAGTTGATGACTTTAACCGCTGGCAGGCGAAAGCTCTAAGGCAAGCAGAACGGCTAAATGCCCTTAATGCTGAGAACACGGAAAAGTAAATTGGAAATGGTTGCATGGATGCTAACCAAGAACTTACGGCAAAGTTTCTATTAGATTGCAGAAACGATTTTTCCTATTTCTGCAAGCACGTCTTAGATTATGAGATAACTAATTATCACAGAGAGCTTATGGCGCTTCCAATGCAGCACCGCTATCTTTGTGTAGTAATTCCAACGGGGCACTCAAAAACTTGGACTTTTTCTATTGCTTACCCTCTTTGGAGATTATTCAGGGAACAAAGCATTGAAATTTGCCTTGTGTCTTCTTCTCTTGACCAAAGCATGAAGATATTCTCCCAAGCACAGTACGTCTTGGAAACCAATCCTTTCTTTCAAACACTTCTTCCAAAGAATAGGCATATAAGTTGGACAAAGAGTTTTATTAAAACAACAAACAACAACCAATACTATATCAAGCCTTTCAATTCAACTGCAAGGGGAATTCACCCACACTATATTATTATGGACGATTTATTGAGGGAAGGAGATATGCCAATGGACCAAGTAAAAGAAACTTTCTGGACTATCTTCTTTCCAAGAGGGCAAATACACAACTGTCAACTTATAGTGGTTGGAACGCCTCAGTCAATTGAAGACCTATATGCTGATATTGAACGGAGAGGTAAAGATAACTGGAAGGTTGTAAGGAAATCTGCAATAATAGAAGACGAGACAGGAAAACCAATCAGCGTTCTTTGGAAAGAAAGATTTTCACTTGAGAAGCTTGAAGGGATACGAGAACAAATGGGAGACCCAAAATTTCAAAGAGAGTATATGTGTAAGCCAGTATCCGAAGGAGAACTCTTAATTCCAAAGGAAATGATTCTCAACGCAATGGACTACAACCTTGAGTTCTCAGAAGAAATTATTGGAACAGTAGTTCTTGGATGTGACTTTGCTATGAGCACAGCAAAAAGCGGAGACTATAATGCTTTTCTTGTAATAGATGACGCTTCAGGCACAACTTATACAAAGCATACTGACAAAGGAGATGTAGAAATAAAAGACCCCGTGTTTATTCGTAATATGATTCGCTATAGAGGCGGAATAGGTCAGACTCAAAGAATCAAAGACCTTTATCAACGATACAAGGCTTTACAAGTTGTTGTAGACAATAGTGGAGTTGGAGCAAAGTTTGTGCAAGAACTAAGAGACGAATTTCTAAATGTTGACGCACAAGACTTTCAGCCAGCGAAAAGAAACATGCTTCTAATGAACATGCGAAGAGTCTTTGAACAAAATAGGCTAATAATTCCTGGGGGTGAAGCAAGTTCTCCAATGACGGATATTCTTATAAGAGAACTTGGGGGCTTTAGGCTTAACCGTACTAAAGCAGGGCACGAGTCATGGAAGAGTGACCTTTCACATGATGATAGTGTTTTTGGACTTGCTATGGCTGTTAAAAATGTTTCATCGAACCCGCAAGGAACTGGTGAAAATTTCATAATTGGTGTGTGAATTACTATTTTTTTATGAGAATTGGGCAAAAAAGTAATCAAGTTTAAATACTACTTTGGTACACAAATAGATTTAGTCACAGTGAGGGTGGCAAACAGTTGCGGGTTGATTGGTCTTGGGAGTAAAAGAGTGGGCAGTAAAAAATCTTAGTTCCCCTAACCAAGACTATTCTGGCGAGCTTGTTCTATCAGAACCTTTTTCTTCAACTCTTGCAGGAAAAAAAGTTGTAGTAGACCCCTCTAGCCCGATTGGACAGAAGATAACCCCTGAAATGTCAAGGGTGGCAAAAGCTTCCCTTGAATTGGCTTATGTGTCTGACCCAAATGTTTTTAATGCTATAAACAAAACTGTTCAACTCATAATGTCGGCAGGATACAATCTTGTTGGAGACAATAAAAGTGTCGAGTTCTTTACAAACTTTTTTGATACCATTGGTGAGAGAGGGGGAGAATTGGAATGGAGTGAACTATTCTCGCAAATATTCAAGCACCAAATGGTATTCGGAGACGCTTGGGTTGAACTTATCCCTTCAGTTAGAGTAAAAAATAGAATAGTTGATTTGGACTTGCTTGACCCTAAAAGAATGGATTACGCAAAAGACAGTTGGCAGCATATTACTCTTGATTCTAAAGGAAATCCAATAGGGTATGTTCAAACGGTTCCATACGGGTATGAGCCTGGTGAAAAGACTACTGCACCCAAAGGCGTTGCATTAGAGGGAGACCAATCTTTTTTTCCCCCTGAAAAGGTTGCACACTTCAAGCTTTATACCATTGGCGATGGGTTTTACCCAGTTGGCTTGATAGAACCTTCTTATGACTCTGTTAGAAGAAAAGCACACTTGGAAAGTGCTCATGCCAATTCTTTCAAAAAGAATGGCTTTCCGAGGCTTCTTGTATCTGCTGGAGATGAGACGCATCATGTTACTGAAGCTCAGCTTAGAAAAGCTATTTCTAACATTAAGGATTTGGATAACCTTGGAGTGATTGGAGTGCAGGATTGGGTTAAGGTTACAATGCTTGAGCCAAAAGGATTTGAAGCACTTCTCCCACACTTAAACTATTATATCGAACAAATTACTACAGGGATGGGTCTTCCAAGAGCGCTAATGACTGGTTCTGGCGGAGAAGCTAATAGGAGAACTCTTGAGAGGCAGGAAGCGTTGACTAAGATGACTTTGAAGGATATAATCGCAAGAACGATTAAGACTCTTGAAAAGCAAGTTATAATTCCTGTAGCCGAAAGCAATGACATAAACCCTATAAAGATTGTATGGGGCGAAATACTTACAGAAGTTTTGGATGACAGGGCAAGAAGGCTTGGCATATACGCCAAAAATAACTTGCTTACTCCTGACCAAGTTCTTGAAGCACAACTTAGAAGAGACGAAGGGCTACCAGAGGCGGTTCCAATTGAAAAACCAACAGAACAACCTAAAGATGAAAAGTGAATTAAAAAAAAAAGAAACCCTCTTGATTGCTGAGAGCCCTAAAGAAAAGTATATCTCTTCCGCTTCTGAAGGCATTTGCCTTCCGCCACATCAGGCAAAGATGATTTGGCAAGGCAACAAGACTCTTGTCGTTGGACCTAATTTTTCCCAATTGATTGGAAAGCTTTTGTATGTCATAGGTGGGAATGACTGCTTTTGTATTATCTCTTTGAAGAACCCAAAGAATATAGGGTTAAAAGAATTCTCCGAATTGGAAGAGCAGCACAGAATATCCAAAGATGAAAGAAAAAACAGGTGGGCTAACATGCTTAACTTTGATGCCTGCGAGTTTGACATGGTTAAGAAGTTTGATTCTTTGAAGAGAGTTCCTTCGTTTGATGGAAAAACCTATGTGGAGAAAGTGGAATTCTTGGAAGAGAAGAAGCTACAGCATTTCAGAAACCCTGAAGCAATGGAAAAGTTTTTGTCTGATGTTTCTTCTTCTGAAGTATTTTCTTGTTTGGATGATGGGGAGGGCTTTCTTGAAAAGATTAAAGAAATCTTAAGTTCAAAAAAAGAACTTTTGTTAGACGAAGAGCTTATTCTCTTTGAGGGCGTTTCTCCAATGTCTTCTAGAAAAACATTTTGTGATAAATTAAGGCTGAGGGATTACTTGTTTGGTGCTTGATATGGCTTTAGTAAAAGGTGGTGGCATATTAGCTCCAGGAACAGAAGGAATTGCTCCAAGATTTGTTGTACTTAGGGGAAGCGATTGCACTGGAACTCATGGAACCAATAACAGGACTTTTGACTTGTCAGGGGTTACTGTTAACGAGTTTGTTTATGTGCAAGGGTCTTTTCTTCACGCTCCTGATTACTCAAAGGCAACTGTTGGAAGTGCTTCAAGAATTACATTAATTAACAAGGTTTATGACCAGTTTTACATTGAGGTGTATTATTGGGTCTAAGGGGGTTTTGGTATGAAATTTGTTTTAACTGGAAAAAAGTTGTTGGAGGTTTTGCTTTTTCTTTTAGCCTTTTCTGTTGCAGCTACAGCTATCGATTTTTACCCACAGGGAAACCTTCAGCTTGAGAATGATTGGAATGTTTTGCAAGCTCATACAATTGAAACTCAGGACTTTAATTGTTCTGGTTTAACGTTTCCTGGTAGTGGTTGTATCCATTCATCAGATGTGAATGACATAGATAGAGAGGACATAGAGAGTGACATTAACACTTTTGTAGACATAGGTGGCGACTATATGAATGGCAGGCTTTACATTCATGGTGAAGGAATTTCTGCTGAAGGCGACAGCAACTTCGTAAACATCGAAGCAGACAACGCATACCTAACCAACCTAACAGTAACAGGCGACTTCAACGCAGCAAGCATAAAAGTATCAGGTGTATCATTCGCAGACGGCGGAATAAACACAACAGGCGATGCAAACTTTGTAAACATCGGTTTCTCTGATGGCTTGTTTGGAATAACCGCAGAAATGGCAATAACAGGCAGTGCTGGAGTAGCAGGAAATCCGGGAACAGCTGCGCCAACAGTATTATCTATAACTGGTGGAGCTGGCGGTGGCGGTTCTGAATGGGGGGCGGATGGTGGTGATGGCAGTGGAATGAGTTTTACACTTGGTACTGGTGGCGGTGGTGGTGCTGGTGGTTCCAATGCTGATGGTGGAACTGCTGGAAGCCTAACTTTTACCGGCGGCAATGGTGGTGCTGGTATTCAAAGCGGGATTCCGGGGATAGGCAGTGATTTTAATTTTAACACAGGCATAGGTGGTTCAGCCGTTGACAAACCAGGAGGAAGAGGGGGCAATGTCGCTTTTACATTAGGTACTGGAGGAGCAAGCTCAAGTTCCGCTGGAGGCAAAGGTGGGGGTTTTGAAGTGGTTTCTGGAAACGGGGGAGGAAGTTTTACTGTCGGTGCTGCTGGTGGAGACCTTGCCTTTACTTCTGGAACAGGCTCGTCTGGGGTGGTAACTGCTGGCGCTGGCGGAGTTTTTACAATGACCTCTGGTGCAGGTGGTAATAATACAACAGGCAGTCCTGCTGGAGCTGGTGGACACTTCAACATGATTGCAGGCATTGGAGGTAACAAACTTGCTCCCTTTGGTGGGTCTGGAACAGGCGGCGGATTAGGCGGTTCATTTACCCTCTCTGGCGGAACTGGTGGAGCTGGCAACAATTTGGCGGGTGGAAGTGGCGGAAGCTTCTATTTGTTGCCTGGTGCTGGCGGAACAGGCTCTTCTGCTGGTGCAGATGGAATAGTCGGTTTAGCTGTCAATTCTGCTGGCGCAGCTCGTGGCTTTGTCGGTGTCAGGATGAATACTCCCAGTGTAGCTTTGGATGTGACTGGAAGTGTTAATGTTTCAGAAAACATTAACAGCGGAGGCAAAGCAGCTTTTAATGGTCTTACAAACTACA